ATATGTGCTTGCGAACACGCAAGAGTCTGACTATCGGTAGGGCATGGAAAAAACAAAACTGGTGCGTAATGCGCCTCATCAAAAATACTTCCTGTCAGACGGGAAGACCCAAGTGCCAGGTGGTAGCACTATCTGCAAGATCGGAGACGATGCTGGGGCGTTGATTCATTGGGCATGGAACCTTGGCATGGAGGGCAAGGACTACCGCAAGGAGCGAGACAAGGCCGCAGACATTGGCACGATTGCTCACTTCTTGATTGAGTGCTACCTAAACCAGCAAGTTGCCGACCTTGACGATTACTCCACCGAAGACATCGAAAAGGCTTTGCTCTGCTACAACAAGTTCATTGATTGGTGGGATGAGCAACATCTGGAGAAGGTGGCAACTGAAACTCAACTCGTCCATAACGGAGTGTGTTATGGCGGAACCATTGACCTTGTTGCAAAGCGTGGAAGCGATCATGTTCTGATCGACTTCAAAACCAGCAAGAAGATCAGTGATTCTTATTGGAGGCAAGTTGCAGGGTATGCCGCTCTGTGGAACGAAAATCAAGAGCAAGTTCCAATTCTACTTGGCAAAGAAGAAACAGAGAATATCAAAATTGGCCCATACCAGATTATTCCCGAAGGTGTTAAGGTTGTTGGAACAAAGAAAATCAATCAAATCACTTCTCACGCCATCGTCCGTATTGGGAAACAGGAAGAAGGGGACTTTGAAGTGGTATGGAAAGACGATCTATCAAAAGAATGGAACGTGTTCCAAAAGCAAGTTGATTTGTATTGGGCATTGCAAGCCGCCAAACCAGAACCAAAGCGGAAGAAGAAGGCATGACCATTCCATCTTCCGAGGCCGCAGAGAAAGCATTCCTTTCCTGCGTACTTCAGCGGTCTTCAATTCTTAATGAAGCGGCAGACTTTGCAACGCCAAAGCTGTTCCATCATCCAGATCATCGACGCATATTTGAAGGGGTTTTGGAGCTATGGAAGGAGGGCAAGGATTGTGATCTAGTCACCATCACAGAGCATATGCAGACCGCAGGGACTCTCGACTTGTCTGGAGGGGCGGCCTTTATATCCGAGTGTTTCATCTCCCCTGCACTCATTAGCAACTGGCGTGAATATCTGGAGATCCTGCGCCACAAACACACTGCACGTCTTGCGATCTCTGCCGCCGAGAAAATCATAGCCTCTGCCCAGAATCCAGCAGAGGCAGGAGAGCTATCAGAAGTGGTTCAGAAAGCTCTAGTGGCGATTGCCGCTGATGCCGAGTCATCATCTCGCATCGAAAGCGTGAAGGAGATTGCAAATTCTAGGCTGAATGAATACGAGGAGATGAGAAAGAACAAGGGGAAGCTCCTTGGCATCACCACTGGATTTGACAAGCTGGACAAGATCACTGGAGGTCTTCGCTCTGGTCAACTTGTAGTGATTGGTGCGCCCACCAAGGGGGGCAAAACCACTGTTGCACTCAATATGGCAATGCGAACTGCGGGAATTGCAAACAATCCCGTGGGAATAATTTCACTTGAAATGTCAAAGGGAGAACTCATTGATAGAATCATCTCATCGGTGAGTGCGTTGGATCTATCGTTGCTTTCCAGCGATCAAGAAATATCTCAAGACTGGATGAACAAGCTATGTCTCGGAGTGTCGAAGGTGGCGAATCTACCAATCTTTGTGAGGGATGAAAGCTCCATCAACTGCTTGCAACTCCGAGCCGCCGTGAGGCGCATGGTTGCAGTTCACAATGTGAAGATGATTGTTGTGGACTACATCCAACTGCTTGAGCCTACCAACAAGACAGACTCTAGGGAGAGGCAAGTTGCAGAGGCTTCCAGAACTCTCAAGATGCTTGCCAAGGAATGCAATGTGGTGGTGCTTGCCCTAACGCAACTCAACGCCGAGGGAGCGTCCAGAGAATCAAGGGCCATCGAACATGATTGCGATTTGTTCTTGACTATCTCGCAGGATGAGAAGCAACAAGAAGATTGGTTCTTGAATATTAAACTTGCCAGAGCCTGTCCACGAGCTAGTATTCCCCTAACCTTCAAGAGCCACTTATTGCGGTTCGACGAAAGGTTTTAACAACAAACAACAATGCAATACGACAACGAAAAGCGGTTTATTCTTTTCCCTAAAAAGAACGCCAACCCGAAAGCCCCAAACTACACTGGTAGCATAACCATCAATGGTAAGGAGTGGGAACTCTCTGGCTGGGACAAGCAGGGCAAGAACGGAGGCTCCTTCATCAGTGGCTCCATGAAGGAGCCTTACAAGCAGGGCGAACAGAAACCCAAGAACAATTCCGTAAACTCCGACGAGGACATCCCATTCTAATATGGCTACAATGTCTCGCAAGAAGTGGCATTGCAGTGGAACCAAATCTCGTAAGAGCTAGTTAATTTCAGTGTTGGTGCTGGTTGCACAAACCCTCGTCCCCTAGTCATGTGGGGGGCGGGGGTTTAGTGTTTTCGCCGCTTTGCGGCTCAATAAAATATTTTTAGATTTTTTATTGACGGCATTTCAAATTCTGAAAGACTCATCTCATCGGCGCAACCACCGATACCAAAACATGAAAATAGAATACAAATGCAAGAATGAAGAATGCCAGCACGAGTTCAAAGTTGACTACGCAGGAGGAGACCAATGGGGAGGTGGAGAAATCACCCCAGACGTTTGCGATAAATGCGCAGAAGACATTGACTTCGAGGAGATCGAAAACGATGCCCTTCCAGACCCCGACTACTACAACGACCGAGACCGCTAATATGAAAAACACACACGCAATGCTCCACAGCATCACGCCACTTCTACAAGTGTGCATCAAGCAAGCAGATCGTCATGGCATGGACGAGATCCGCATCTCCAAGGCGAGGGCCAGAGAGATCCTTCATCTCGCACTAGCCGCTGAAAAAGAGCTTGAATCAAAAGCAAAACAGCAAAATTACTTCTCGCACCTTGACTCCGTCTTTGGTAAATAATCAATCTATGAAAAACCGAAACACACACCTCCTGCTCAACAAGCTGGAACCCACCATCCACGTTGCAATCAAGTTCGCCAAGTGGCACAATCAAGACAAGATCACTATTGATCGTGAACAGGCAGATGAGCTTATCAAGCTCATCAAGGCCGCTGACGAGGAGCTTGCCCTCACCGCAGAACTATGAGCGCATTCGTAATCATCTGGGGAGGCATAGGGCTTTCATTTGCGTATTGCGTGGGCTTGTATTGCTATAAGCACCACGTCGAGCAACAGATGCTTGAGCATCTCGCTCGCAAGTGGAGGGACGACAAGGAGCAGTTTGAGCTTTGGATGTATAACCTGTCCATCAAAGTGACAAGGAAAGAAATCCAACAATCGGAGGGAGAAGATGTCTGATCCCACCATCACCGATTTGCAGAGCGAAATCATGGCTCTGATCCTCACCCTTGAGGACATCAAGAAGATGAACTCACTTGGAAAGACCAAGCAGATCGCAGACGAAATTGACCGCATCCTTAACTATTACAACCAGTGAAAAACACCAACAAATCGCAGACGAAATAACCAAATACACAAAATGATGAATCATAACCTTAAAGATAAATGGGCCGTTGAATACAATGGAACACAGAACAGATTCCATATACAGGAAGCACCCACGAGGATTGAGCAAAACATTAAAGATGCTCATTCATTCAAAAAAAGCGAATGGTATCTAATTGGAATCGCAGACAGCATAGAACAAGCAAAAGAGTTAGTTGACGAAACAAGATCAATTCAAGGATTTAAAAACCAAAACAACAGAGATTAATATGAGCATCATAATCCCTGCTGGCATTGACCAGGATAACCTCCGAGTTCCACTTCAGTTCCCTCTGCGCCCAGATGCCGACACAGTGTTGGACGCTGAAGGCCGAGTGGTATTCACAATGGACAACGCAATCGATATCAAGGAGAGCCTCAAGTTCACAAAGCTGTTCTCCAAGGCTCCCGATATGTGGACGCTACTAGGTGATATGTATCTCACGCTTGCAGTTCTTGCAAAAACCAATCGGCTAGACCACGGGGAGGAAAACGAGCAGGATAAGGACAAGTGCCTTCTCTGCCGAGCAGAAGCAATCCTCCATTCCATCCAATGATTGAGTTCTCCAAAAAAATGAATGGAACCCCTCTCCGATCTAAACCATCGGAAGAGGGGCATGGAGGCTCTGACATGGGGCTTTGTATTGCCATGCGCCGGGGCATAGCCGAGTTCTGGAAGAAAAGGGGAATGAGTGGGGACGCTGACTATTCCCACTACTCAAAAAGCCTAAAAAACAAGAAAAAATAAGATGCTTCGGGGAGTCATTCAAAAAACTTGCGCTGTCGGGTCAGCCAGTCCCTCTCCCTCTCCCCTGGGTGAGCCTAAATCGCCGGCTCGCATGAAATACCACGACCAGGGACACTCCTGCGCTGTCGGGTCACGTCTATACTGACCGGAAGCGGTTGATTAGTGTGTTTTTAATGTGGAAAGATAGGGAACGGATTGGACGTTTCCCTTTTGCGTCTAAGTTATTGGTTTATTTTAGTTTTTGAAGTAATACTTTCCCTTATCCCAACGGATATTCTTAGTGCTGGTGATTGCATCAATCGGCTTTCCCTTAAAGTTCCTAACAGAACAAACTGCTTCTAAGATCCGATCATAACCAAGATAGGCCTCAATAGAACTTGCATACAGGATCGTAAAAACATCCTGCTTGCGGTTCTCGTGGCAAATCATGGCATCGTGGAGATCAATATCCCACCAAGCCAACCCAATTTCACGATTGGTCAGAGTTGAGAAATCAATCCTGTCATCCATTTCAGGATCGGTCTCCCAACACTCCTTACAAATGCCCCCCAGAAGCATCCTAGAGTGAGGGGAAATTACCTCCTCACAATTGGGGCATTGACGAACATTAAGAACCTCAATTGCAGAACCAAGGCGATCAATCGCATCAGCGAGACAACGGATATAATCCGTATCAGTCTGACCGATCTTGCGGTTAATGTTTTTTAGCTTAAAGCTCTCTCCACAAGGGGAAAGACTCTTTTTGATTTTTTTCATTGGTGTATCCTTTCTTTTGGTGTTGTCCTAAGCTGAATTGCAGGCTACTCCCCTCTCGATTGGAAAGGGGAGGGTTTCGGTTATAAATTCACCGGCTTCCCTTACCATAAAGCCGGTGGAGGTGCGGATTAATCTCCTATGATTGCGGGTGTTTATCATAGATTACAGATTTGGACGGTGAGGATTAAAGCAAGAAAAGCAAGAACTAGGCACAGGCCCAGGAACCGGGAAAGATCCCGGTCTCGCTTTTCTTTTCTATATTGGAGAATCAAAGGTGAAGGGTGCATTACTTGGTGAATTGATTTTTGGGAGTGTTGGCTATGAGTTCGTC